AATACCGCAACTATAATCACTAAAACAGGTATTTTTGATACTGTTGATAAGTTATACAAACCTGTAACAGGTGCAACATTAAGTGTAGGAGGGGGAGCACCACCAGCAGGAGGAGCACCACCAGCAGAAGGAGGAGCACCACCGCCACCACCGGCAGGAGGAGAACCACCAATTCCTGAATCATATAAAAAAGATAAAAGTAAATTAATATTGGAATCAATGAATGATGATTTTGATGAAGATGAGTTTTTAGATTTTCAAAAGATAAATGGTTCTCTGGGTGATATTGAAGATCGATTAAATAAATTGATAAATGATTAATTATTTTCTTAAACAAAATTAGTTGATATTTATTATTAAAATAGAAAAAAATGTTTGGAGAAATAAAATCAAAAATAGAGACTTATTTAGTTGAGTCGTATAAAGAAAATAGATTCAAATCAAGTTTATTTGTTTTTGAAGAATTGGTATTGAAAAATAAAAATATATCAAAAATATTTTTCTTATACGATGAACTTAAAGATCAAAAAGGGTTAAATGAATCTGTTGCAAATGAATTTATTCATGAATCAATTACGGCTTACGAAAATTTAATTAATAAGGTAAAACCTATTCATATTCAAGAACTTAATGCTTGGGTTGGTCATGTTGTTTGTGAAAACAAATATCAAGAAATTGACAACTTATTTTCCACAAATGTTTTAACGTTAGAAAATAAGATTAAAAGTAAAAAAGTTATTTTAGAAAATCTAAAAACCAAAAAAGAAGATCAAAAAGAAATTATCAAAGTTCCTTTAAAATCTATGGTTAATGTTGCAAACAAAACAATAGATAAATACATAGCGTCTTTAACTGAATCAGAACAAAAAGAATTAAAAGTTATTTTGTCAACACCGAAAGAAACCTTGATTGAAAATTACAATAATGAAAAAGAAAATGTTATTTCTAAATTGACAAAACAAAAAAATAACGAGTCTGATTCTGACACAATATCAACAATAGATCTAGTTTTAAATAAATTGCATACGGAATCATTTTCAGAACTGAATTACTACAAATTAAAACAACTTAACGAGGGTCTTTAATCTTTTTTAGATTTAACTTTTTGAATATAGACCGCCTTTTTATTTTCCTCACGTTTAGTGATTGACGGTTTAGTGAATTCTTTTAGATCAAAAAGAATTGCATTTTGTTTTGTTTTAATAACCTTACCCTTAAGTTCTTTTAAAGCTTTTTCGATATTACCTTTTTTAACTTCTACTTTTAACATATTTTTTTCGTTTGTTGATATAAATATAATATTTGTCTACAATTATACCAAAATAAACAGTTCAGATATGAAAAAAATCTATGAAAAAAGGAAAAACAATTAAATTGAGTGGTTATAGAACATTCAAATCTCATTATGGAACAATCGATTCCACAAATTTAAAATCAATTTTTATAAATATTCAAAGTTGGGTTGAACCCAAAGATGATATAGAAAATTGGAATCGAGTTGTCTTAAACATGACACGATCAGTTAAACACACAGTTTTAGAAAACATAAATAAAGAAGTCTTCGACACAAAGTTTATAGTTGATTTAGATCTAAGAACAAGCGGACTTCAACTCAATAAAAAATCTTTTATGAATTTAGAAATAAATTTGTTCGTTTTAGAACCTATGGATTTTAAATCACCAAAATTAAAAAAATATGTAAAAAATTTAATCAAGTCCGTTTATGGTGATGTGATGAATAAGAACAAATATTTCAAATTTTATCTAACAAAAAACGGAAATCAAAAACCAATAAAAAAAGAAACCGAAACTATTTAATATTTATATAGAAAATACTAAATGGAAAATTTAAAAATACTAGGACCAAGAGATATGGGTAAAGGGATTCTTGTTGAATATGATGCAGGATATATTGACCCAAATGAAAGAAGAAACTTATCAATGATTAGAGAAAATCGTGATATGTTGGATCACTCAAAACCATTTGAGTTTTATGCGGTTCTTCAAAAATATAACACACCAAATAGAAATGGTAGAATATACCCTGAAAAAATATTAAAGCGTGAAGCAGAAAATTATAAAAAAATGATTCAAAAAGGAACTGCTCTATCTGAGTTAAACCACCCTGAGTCTTCTTTAATTGATTTAGACAGAGTATCACACGCAATCACTGATATATGGTGGGAGGGTCCTGTATTGTTAGGTAAATTAAAATTACTTACATCACCTGGTTTTCATGAAAGAGGGATTGTTTCAACAAAAGGTGATTTAGCAGCAAACTACCTTCGTCAAGGAGTTACATTGGGTATTTCTTCTCGTGGTGTTGGGTCACTTAAAAAAGTTGGCGAACAAAATGAAGTTCAGGATGATTTTGAATTAATTTGTTTTGACTTGGTATCGTCACCATCTACACCAGGAGCTTATTTATTTTCAAATAAAGAAGATAGATCACAATTTGAGGAAAACTTAGATGAAGAGAAAAAAATGAATGCCGAAAGACATGTTGGTGAAACTGGTTCAAAATCGCTTGACTTAATGAATAGATTATCCGATTATTTGAATAAATAAAAAAATAATTATGGACGAAAAGTATTTTATAGCAAGAATCACAACTGATATGGTTGATGAGAACACAGGGAAAGTAAAAAAAATGAAAGAAGAAAAATTGGTTAGAGGGTATTCACCTACCGATGTTGAAGCAAAAGTAACAAAGGTTTATGAGAACTATTCTATGGATTGGAGAATCACTGCAATTGTTGAATCGAAAATTGATGAGGTAATCGAAGGGTAAACCAAACACAATAACTCTAATAAAAGGGAAAGGATTTAGGTCTTTTCCCTTTTTTTTGTTCTTTTATATTCAAAAATAGAACTTTTTTCGTTTTCTATGATATTTATTAGAAAATATTTTATAAAAAGTATGACAAATAACAAAAACGTAGTAGAAGAAGCTCTATTCCAAATCAGAAATTTGGAAGAGACTCTACAAGAGAATGCAAAAGGAATACTTCAGTCTACAATGAGTGAAGAAATCAGACAATTAGTAAAAGAATCTCTTAAAGAACAAGAAGACGAAGAGGTTAGTGATGAAGACATGGCAATGGACGATGAGGACATGACAATGGATGATGAAGACATGACAATGGATGATGAAGACATGGAAATGGACGATGAGGAAATGGCTATGAATGACGATGAAATGTCAATGGACGATGAGGAAACTATCGACATGACAGGAGCATCTGACGAAGAAGTTCTTCGAGTATTCAAAGCAATGGGTGATGAAGACGGTATTATCGTTAAAAAAGAAGGTGAAAATATTCGCTTAACTGACGGTGATAACGACTACATGATTCAGTTGGGAGAATCTGAAGAAGACATGATGGAAACAATGTATGAAATTGAAATGGACGATGAAGACGACATGGAAGACATGGGTGAAATGGATGAAGAATGGTCTTGGGGTGGTGCCGCAATGGGTGCTGTCAAAGGAGGTCTTGGTCTTAGTGAAGAGGATGACATGGAAGACGAAGTTGTTTACGAAATTGAAATGGACGAAGAAGACGACATGGAAATGATGGAAATGGACGACATGGAAATGATGGAAATGGACGACATGGAAATGATGGAAATGGATGACGAAATGATGGAAATGGACGACATGGAAATGATGGAAATGGATGACGAAATGATGGAAATGGATGATTACATGATGGAATCAAAAAAATCTATGAAATCTAAAGGTCTTGAGTCAAGAAGAGGTCCAAAATTCAATTACGACAAAAAACCTAATATGAGTGGAGGTTTCAATACTAAAAGAAAAGAAGCTTTTGGAAAAGGAACTAAAGCAATGGGAACTGGTAAAGCCAAATTTGAATATAAAGAGGGTGAGAATATGGAAAAAGGATCTATGAAAAAAGTTGAGACGAAAGAAGCTTCAAGAACTTACGGTAATGGATCAAAAAATGGTAGTAGAGGTTTAAGAAAAGCAAGACTGAATAACAGAAATATGGAATTTAATCCATTCAAACTTTCTGAATCATCAATTAACGAAGTTAATTTGTTAAGAGAAAAAAACGAAGAATACAAACAAGCACTCGACGTTTTTAGAACTAAGTTGAATGAGGTTGCCGTGTTTAATTCAAACTTAGCTTATGCTACTAGACTTTTTACAGAACACTCAACAACAAAACAAGAAAAAATAAATATTCTTAAAAGATTTGATAATGTTGAATCTTTGAAAGAATCAAAAAATCTATATAGAGCCATCAAAAATGAATTGAATTCAGGTTCAAATGTAGAAAACAAAATTAACGAATCAATTGAAAGAACAGTTAAAACCGTATCAACAGGATCGGCAGTGAATTTGATTGAATCAAAAACTTATGAGAATCCTCAATTCATGAGAATGAAGGATTTGATGACAAAGTTAAAATAAACATAAACATAAATTAATAAAAACTCAAAAAAAAATGGGAGCATTATTAGAATCAGGTCTAGTTGGTAACATCGGTCTTAAGCACCTTAAAGTTATCAAAGAAGACACAATCAACAAATGGGACAAATTAGGCTTTTTAGATGGTCTAAGAGGTCACTTAAAAGAAAACGTAGCACAATTGTACGAAAACCAAGCATCTTACTTAATTAACGAAGCAACTTCTGACGGATCTTCTAACGGAGCGTTCGAAACTGTTGTTTTCCCAATCGTAAGACGTGTTTTCTCTAAATTGTTAGCTAACGATATCGTATCAGTACAAGCTATGAACTTACCAATCGGTAAATTGTTCTACTTCGTACCAAGAATCCAAGGTTATCAAAATGCAGGGTCAGTTGCTAACTTCCCTGATAACCCAACAGGTGGTGATCATTACGCACCAATTGGTTCACCAAATAACCCAAATGGAGATCCTAATCAAGGTTATCCAGGGGCACCGGCACCAAACTACCCTTACCAAAAAAATCTTTATGATTTATTTTACGAAGGAAATGAGGCTGGTTTAGATCCTCCAGGATTGTTTGACTACTCTAAAGGTAAGTGGACTGCAGTAACTGCTAACACAACTGTTCAAGTATGGTCTGCGGGAACTTTAGTTAATTCAGCACTTAACTCAGGAAACACAAGAAAAGTAATTGTAAAACTTTGCGGATTTAACAACGCTGGTGTTGGAAAACTAATCGGACCTGATGGTAATGAAATGGATACTGAATCTTTCCTTTCAGATCTTAAAATCTTTGGTGCTGCTGACTTAGAAGTTAACACTACACCATGTGATGTTATAACAAATTCAAATGGACAATACTTACCATTGTTATTTAGAGTTGTTACTCAAATCTACGGTAAAGGAATCGTCCAACCTACAAGCACTATCACTCCAACATCATTCCCATCTACAGGTAACGGTGGAAGCTACAATGATATTTGTGATCAAAATGGTTGTATCTATTTAGAAGTTGATTTATCTTGTCCAGTATGTGCTGACTGTAACTCAACATCTTTAGATGGTTACACAGGAACAACTATCGTTTCAGGAACTTCAGGTGGTTCTTTCAGCGCTTGGTATAGAAGATATGCTAACCTTGAGTTCGAAGATGAGATCGGTGAGGTTTCTTTTGACCTTGAGTCAGTTACTGTATCTGTTACAGAAAGAAAACTAAGAGCACAATGGTCTCCTGAATTAGCTCAAGACGTTGCTGCATTCCATAACATCGACGCTGAAGCTGAATTGACAGCATTGTTGTCAGAGCAAGTAGCAGCTGAGATCGACCGTGAAATTTTACGTGACTTACGTAAAGGTGCGGCTTGGAACTTACGTTGGGACTACAACGGATGGAGAAGAATTAACGCTACTACATCTTACACTCAAAAAGACTGGAACCAAACATTGATTACAGCAATCAACCAATTGTCAGCACAAATCCACAAATCTACTTTGAGAGGTGGTGCTAACTGGATCGTTGTATCTTCTGAGGTTTCTGCTATCTTTGACGATTTAGAATACTTCCACGTATCTAACGCGGCTCCTGAACAAGATCAATACAACATGGGTATTGAGAGAGTTGGTACATTATCTGGTAGATACCAAGTTTAC